ACCGAATCAACAAGATGGAGAAGGTCTCCGAGGAAGAAGGGAAGATCCCCGTTTTCCGCGCGGTCGACTGGACCCCACATGAGATTTCCATGGTGCCGATCGGCGCCGACGCTGGCGCTGGCGTCCGAAGCGAGAGCGCTGAGACTAACCGCTGCGTCTTCGTGACGCGACAGGAGAAGCAGATGGCAGACGAAGAGAACCCGAACACCGGCACCGTCGAAGACCCCAAGCCGTCTGCCGCCGTCATTGCGACGCGCGTCGCCAGCACGGCCCGCATTGAGGACGCTAAGCGCCTCGCGGAGGAGCGGCAGATCGCGGCCGAGGAGGCACTCGCGAAGGAACGCCTCCGGACCTCGGCGCTACGCACGATCGGCAAGCAAGGCAAGATGGGCGAGCCCTGGATCGAGGCGGTCATCGAAGCCGCCACGACTGTCGATGAAGCACGCCGAATCGTCCTCGAGGAGATGGCCAAACGCGATGGCGAGGTCGAGACCCGCGGGGAGCTGCGTGTGTCGGCTGGCGAGGACGAGCGCGATAAGTTCGTGCGCGGCGCATCCGCCTGGCTGTTCGAGCGCACCGGCACTCGCAAGCTGATCGAGGCTGCGAAGGCGAAGCACCCCGAGATATTCAAGGATGTCTCGTTCGACCCCGGCGAGTTCCGCGGATGCACCCCAGTCGACCTCGCGCGCCTCTCACTCGAGCGACGCGGCGTGAACACACGCGGCATGGACCGCATGAGGCTGGTCGGTGATGCATTCACGTATCGCGTCGGAAACTACCAAACGACGGGTGACTTCCCGATCCTGTTAGAGAATGTTCTCGGCAAGGTACTACTCGGCGCATACGCCGCGCAGGTGAACACATGGGAGCGTTTCTGCGGCATCGAGCAAGTGCCCGACTTCCGCACGAGCAACCGTTACCGTAGCGGTTCGTTCACTGGCCTCGACGTGATCGCCGAGCATGCCGAATACACGAACGGAGTCATCCCCGACGGGGCAAAGTACCCGCTCACCACGCAGCGCATGGGCAAGATGTTCGGCCTGTCCCGCGAGGCGATCGTCAATGACGATATGGGTGCGCTGACTCAGACCGCGACCGAGCTCGGCAAGGCGTCCAATCGCACGATTGAGAATGCGGTTTACGCGTTGCTTGCGCTGAACTCCGGCCTTGGCCCGACGCAGTCGGACTCGCAGCCGTTCTTTCACTCGAACCGCTCCAACGTTGGCACCGGTTCAGCGCTGTCGGCGACGGGCGCGATCGACGGCGATCGCATCGTCATGCTCTTGCAGAAGGATCCGGCCGGGTTGGACTTCATCGACCTGCACCCGACACTCCTACTCGTGCCCGAGAGTCTCCGTAGCACCGCCCTTCTGATCAACAATTCAGAGTTCGATACGACCGTCTCGAACAAGTTCCAGGTCCCGAACGCCGTCCGAGGATTGTTCACCGAGGTCGTGTCGACGGTGCGCATGACCGGCACCCGTCGCTACCTGTTCGCGGCCCCGACTGAAGCGGCGGCGATCGTCGTTGCCTTCCTCGAAGGCTACGGCCGCGGTCCGATCCTCGAATCACAGCAGGGCTGGCGCATCGACGGCGTCGAATGGAAGGTGACCCTCTACGCGAAGGCGCAGATGGGTGATCCCAAGGCTGCTGTCACCAACGCAGGCGTGTAAGGAGAAACGATCATGGCAAAAAGTTTTGTTCAGCCCGGTGACGTCGAAACGTACATCGCCCCGACCGGCGGCGTGGTCGGAGGCGTCGGCGTGATGATCGGTAGCAAGTTCGTCGTCGCCCTCGACACGGTGGCGCAAACGCTGCCATTTCGCGGAATGACGAGCGGCACCCACTCATTGGCGAAGGTCGGCTCGCAGGCATGGACCGAAGGCGTCGCCGTTTATTTCGACACCACCAACAAATGGATGTCGAGCACGGCCACCGTCGGTTTCTTCCGCGTGGGTACAGCCGTGGTCGCCACCGGTGCCGGTGCCGGTGAGACCATCGGGGTCGTCCACCTCGATAACACGGCCACCTTCGCGGTGTCCGCAACCTACGTGCAGAGGTAATCATGACCTGGTCACTCAACGCCAAGGGCGACAAGGGGCAATGCGCGGCCGCGCTCGAGGCGAGCACGCCGCCGGGGGATCCGGGCGATGTCGCTCAGTACAACCAGGCTCGATCGATGATCGATGCCGAGCTCGCGCGTTACGACGAGGGTTCCTCGGAGCTGTCGATCGCTGCGAGCGGTCACGCGCCCGATCACGCTGGCGGGGATCGATCGTTCTCGGTCTGGATCTCCGGTAAGGCGGTCGCGAAGCCAGCGCCTCACGTGGAGGGCGCCAAGGCCAAGGCCGACGCTACCGCCGACAAGCCCGCCGAGCGACGGCGGTAACTAGGCGAGATGGGGTTCGACGACTTGGTCGATGACGCCTCCCGTGCGGCACAGGCTGCGCTCGGCGGCGAGACCGTGACGTACCGGCCCGAGCTTGGCGCGCCGGTGGACGTAACCGGCATCTTCGATAGGCAATACGTGCTCGCCAAGGGGACCGCCGAGGCTGGCGTCGAGGCGCTCGGACCGGCGGTGTTTCTGCGGCTCGAGGACTTGCCCACAGATCCCGAGGACGACGATCCGACGCTGACCATCGGCGGCCTCGATTACCGCGTGATCGAGCGGCGGCCCGACGGCATGGGCTGGATTGTGCTCGCGCTTCGACTGCTGACTTGAGCACGTCGAGACGCGGCGTTGACAGTTAGCGCTGGCCGTGATCCTGACAACGGCAAGGGTCGACCATGGCAATCAAGCATTCGTTCGTATCCAGCAAGACCGAACAGAGCGATCCGACGCTCGTCGGCCCGAACGAGTGGAATAACAACCACGTCATCGATTCGGAGATCGTGCTTCCGGATGTGGCCGCACCTGCAACGCCTGCCGTCGGCAACTCCGCTCTCGCTCCGCATGCGGTCTCCGGCCGTGACATGTTCGGATGTCAGCCCGGCCGAGGCTCGCTCTATACGTTTCAGCCGCACGTTGGCCGCAAGCGAGTGCGCGAGATACGTCCGCGCTCGAACGCAACGACGCTCGACCGACTTGGCATGGACGCGACCGTCGCCGCCGGAACACTCACGGGTCGGAACATGGTCACGACGAACATGTTCACGGCGGCCCATCGCGTCGGTCATGTGTCTGGCGCTGGCGCTGGCAACCAGGCGCAGCTTGGTGACAACACCGCAAATCACGCATGGCTCGGAAACGCTGCAAGACTTGGTGGATTCCATTACGTCATCCGCTTCGGAGTCTCTGATGCGTCACTCGTCGCCACGGCAAATATGTTCCTCGGTCTTGCTGCAACGGTATACGCATCAGACACGGCACCGCAGACGCTAGCAAATATCCTCGGCATCGGCTGCACGAGCGGCGACACGGCATTGCAGATCTACGGTGCTGGCGCCGCTGCGCAGGCGCGCACCTCGCTCGGCGCGAGCTTCCCCTGCAACACGATCTCGACGGACTGGTACGAGTTCGCGATGTTCGCGCCACAGAATGCGAACTCGGTTTACTACCAGGTGACTCGGCTCAACACCGGTGACGTTGCGACAGGCACGCTGACCGGCGCGCAGATTCCGGCAAACACCCAACTCCTGCAGTTCCAGACGATCCGTAGCAACGGCGGCACGGCGGTCGCGGTCGCGTACGACTTCGGTGGCGTCTACATCGAGACGGATAACTGATGTCGGCCTTCGATCGCGGCAGCTTCGGCGCGGCGTTCGATGTCTTCGCGCATCCGCGCATGTTGATTCGTCACGCCATCGTGGCGCTCTTGCTCAATGCAACGGCCGCGGCGGCACGCGTCTATACGTCGCGAGTCGATCCCCTCAGGAAGGGGTCGTTGCCGGCGATCTCAGTCTACATCCTTAGCGAAGAGATCAAGCAAGACGTCTCAAGCGCAGCGGCGCCGCGCGAGATTGAACGCGTCGCGAATGTCGAGCTCGCCGGCTTCGTCGGTGGCGGTGATGAGCAAGCGGTTACCGACGCGATGGACGATCTCAGCAAGCAGATCGAAGACGTGATGGACGCCGATCCGTACCTCGGCGGCGAGGCGGCGGATTCGATCCTCGACAAGATCAACCTCGAGATTCGCGCCGAAGACGGCCATAGCGATCCCCTCGTGGGTGTCGCGGTGCTCACCTACTCGGTGACGTACCGGACGAGCCCGGCAACGCCCGCGGAGCTCGACGACTTCGTCACCGTTTCGCAGTCGACCGAGATCGGCGGCGTGCCGGACACCATCCCGACGAGCGACCAATTCACCGTGCAGGAGATCCTATGAGAATCAAACCCGCCGATCCCAGCGTGCCCGTTCGCGACCCGGTCACGAGGGAATACCTGCCCGAGGATGGCGCAGACAAACCGGAAACGAGCTTTTGGATGCGCCGAATTCGCGATGGTTCGGTCGTCCGCGTCGAGGAGCACGAGCTGCCCACTGGACGAGAACCGATCGCGCCACTCACCACGCGCAAGGGGGAGTAAGCCATGTCGATCAGTTTCAATTTCATCCCATCGAATCTGCGCGTGCCTCGCGTGGCGGTCGAGTTCAACTCGTCGCAGGCACAACAGGGCCCTGCGCTACTCGCGTACAAGGCGGTCATCATCGGTCAGAAGCTCGCCGCCGGTACCGGGATTGCTGACTCGCTCGTGAAGATCACGAGTGTCGATCAGGCGATCACGCTCGGCGGTCGCGGCTCGATGCTGCACCGTCAAGCGCTCGCGTGGTTCGCGAGCAACAAGAGCACCGAGGTCTGGCTCGGTGTACTCGCCGACAACGGCGCAGGCGTTGCGGCGACCGGAACCATCGTCGTGGGTGGCCCCGCGACCGCGACCGGCACGATCGCGCTCTACCTCGGCGGCGAGCGCATCACCGTCGGCGTGAATAACGGCGATGCCTCGACAGTGGTCGCGACGGCGATCAACGCCGCGATCAATGCGAACCTCGATATCCCAGTGACATCGGGCGTGGCGAGCTCGACGGTCACCCTCACGTTCCGCCACAAGGGTCTGACCGGCAACAGCTACGACGTTCGCCACAGCTTCCGCGACGGTGAGGCACTGCCCGCCGGTGTGACGCTGACGATCACGGCGGTTGGCGGCGTGATCGCCGGCACGACAGCCCCGGTGCTCACGTCTCTAATCGCCGCGATGGCGGACCTGTGGTTCCATATCTGGACGCACCCATACACGGACGCGACGAGCCTCACTGCAATCGAGGCCGAGCTCGCGACGCGCGCCGGTCCGATGCGATCGCAGGACGGACTCGCGATCACGTCGGCGTTCGGTAACTTCGCCACGCTCGATGCGCTCGGTGCCGGACGCAATAGTCCGTACTCGGCCATCGTTGCGCAGCCCGGCATCGCGCCGTTAACTCCACCGATGGAATTCGCCGCCGAGACTGCGGCGCTCGTGGCGTTCTACGGTGCCGCGGATCCTGCTCGTCCATTCCAGACGATCGCGATGAGCCGCGCGATCGCACCGCCCGAAACGGATCAATGGTCCGCCGACGAGCGGAACCTGTTTCTGTTCGACGGCATCTCGACGACTAAGCGCGTGACCGGCGGCACGGTGCAGCTCGAGCGAATGATCACGACGTATCAGACGAGCCCGGCCGGTGCAGACGACACGGCGTATCTCGATGCGACGACGATTCTGACACTGCTGTACCTCCGCTACTCCTTCAGGACGCGCTTCCAGCTGCGCTACCCGCGGCACAAACTCGCGAACGACGGAACGCGCGCAGGATCCGGACAGGCGGTGATCACACCCAAGGATGGCAAGGGCGAAGCGCTCGCATGGTTTCGTGAAATGGAAGAGCTCGCGCTCGTCGAGGATTTCGATAGTTTCAAGCGCGATCTGGTTTGCGAGCGCAACGCATCGGACCCGAACAGACTCGACTTCCTGTTGCCCGCGAACCTCGTCAATGGTTTGGTCGTCGTGGCGGCCTCGCTGCAGTTCCGACTCTAATCCACCGCCTAGGAGCAAACTGACATGGCCGACCAACGACGAGCAGGTCTGATACAGCTGAAGGTGAACGGGGAAATCCAGGACGCGAAGGGAAGCTTCACGTACAACCTCGGACGTCCCAAGCGCGAGGCAATGATCGGCGCCGATGGCGTTCACGGTTTCAAGGAGACCCCGATGATCGGCTTCGTCGAAGGCGCCATCACCGATCGCGGCACCCTTGACGTTACAGCGCTCGTCAACGCGACCAACGTGACCGTCACGCTGACGCTCAGCAACGGCAAGGTGATCGTCTTGCGTGATGCGTGGTTTGCCGGTGACGGCACGGCATCGACAGAAGAGTCTGAGATCGCGGTGCGCTGGGAAGGCTCCAACGCCGAGGAGATCAGCTGATGGCGTCCGATCTTGCAATCGCCCCGACCGCGATGATCGACGATGCGAGTGAGCCTGCCGCGGAAAGACAGTGGCCGGCGGTGATAGCGCTCAAGCATCCGATCGACTTCGGCACTGAGCGCATCGTGTCGCTCTCTTTTCGTCGCGGCAAGATGGGCGACATGAAGGGGATCAAGTTGCGCGGCGACGACTGCCCGACGGACGACCTTTTGTTACTCGCGTCGCGCATGTGCAACCAACCGATCAAGGTACTCGAGATGCTCGACATCGACGATGCCGGGGAGGTCACGGATATCGCCCTCGATTTTTACGCAAAGTA